AGGAGGTCTACGACGACAATGGGGATGACTATTTCTACACGGCGAGTTTAAGTTTCTCTCTTCAGGTAGATTGGTTTATTCATTTCCCTCTCGTTGTGCCGATCCATAGTATTTCTAAACAGGGCATTGAGCTCACTTCGATTACGAGTCCTGTCACGGGTCTTGGAAATCGCTCCCCTGACTTTGTTCAGCGTCTTTTATAGTTATTCTATCTCAAGCATAAGAATATAGAAGGAGGACTCTTTATGCCTATCTTGAAGTTTCAATGCGGATCGTGCGGCCTTTCGTCGAGAAAGAGAGTGCGTAGAGGCACAGGCACTCTTAAGTGTGACTGTGGCGATCAAGCTCGCGTTGAAAACAGCGTCTCTGCTTCTGTGGGCTTCACAGGAAAAGTAGGTCAGTCGATGAAAGCTCAGGCCACAGGGGTTGAGTCTTTCGATTTAGACTATGACCGAGTGATCGGTGAGGATGCTCGTCAGAAATGGGAGCAGATTTACAAGAGGCGGAGAGACAAGTGGGACATCATCGAGTCTTATAAGGTCACAGGAAATGACCTTATAAGAATGCCTGACCAAACCTATGAAGTTCTCCCTAAGATGGGAGAGACACTCCGCACTAGCAGGGTCACTGCTATGGACAATATGAAATCTAGCTCATCCACTAACAAACAGGAGAAATGACTATGGCTATTCGTGGCGGATACGCACCACCCGGAGTATATACGGAGACAGTATTTGAGTCTCCTACTCCTCAGAGTAACTTTTCGGGGAGACTCCCCCTTCTTATCGGATCGGGTACTGAGACTTTTGCTCAGAATGGGATCACTCTCGTTCGAGGGTCGAGTGCTACCGTTGATCAGGAAATAGTTGAGGAGGATGCGTCAGGTCGCGTTGCTCTTTCTCAGAACCCGAACGGCACTTATAACTTAGGTGCTTTCGACGGTCAGACTAACGTAGTGAGAACCCTCCATTGGCCTATCGTCACAGGAGACGGCTCAGGCTCAACAGCGACGTCAGCGGGATCTGTTTCTGCTACGATCAACGGCTCTCCTGTAGTGGTGCTCGCGATCAAGGGCGCAGATGGTCTTGTGACTCTTTCTGAAGCCCCTAATGAGGGCGATGACGTTCGTATTTCATATTTCTTTAACCGTACTGATACCTTCGTGGATTCAGAAGATATTACTGATCAAGTCTCTGCTGAGACATCAGATATCTTCGGCGCGTCAGGATCTATGGAGGTTGGTGTTAATACACGAACTCTGATCATTACCGTTGACGGAACAGCGAGTGTGGTTGAGCTTCCTCTTAAGCCTCAGAACACCACTCGCGAGAATCACCTCAACGCGATCCTCGGAAAGATCAACGCATCTAGCATCGGAACTCTCGTTGCGAGCTCATACGTTGACCACAAGGGATCGACGAATCTTAAGCTCGTTGCTGATGGGTCTATCCTCGTAGGGACAGGCTCAGCAAATGAGGTCGTCGGTCTTTTCGAGGGTCAGCGCGGATCAGCTAGAAACGCTACTTTCTTCACCGACCAAGCTCCGATTGTAGACGGCACTAACGGTGGTATTACTACCTCTGAGGTGAGCGACGTCACATTAACTGTAGACGGCGCGCCTGTGATCCCTGTATCACTTGATCCCGCGACAGGCGCGGTAACGCTCGCACAGCCTCCTAGAGTCGGTCAGACAGTAGCTATTTCTTACTTCTTCAACTCTTTCCGTGACAACTTCGACTATATCCCTTCAAGGGACGTGACCTCAGTCAATCGAGTGTCTCTCATCCCTGAAGGCGGTGGCGCAGACTCGATCTTCATTGAGGGTGTCAGTTGGGTGCTCAAGGACGACAAGATTTATTGGGGTACTTTCGCATCTGTCTCTGAGGGTACGACTCAGAACGGTCAGGTTTCTTTCGGTAGAAATCAGATCACTGCGACCCTCAAAGACGAGAGAATATTCTTAGCAGAGTGTACTCCTGTTTCTGACACCTCAGTCGTGCCTCCTCGCGTTCTCCCGAACGTGTTCAAGCTCCCTCATCAGCCTACTGACGGTACTGGGATGGGGACTCCTACAAGCAACACGACAAAGGTCATCGTTCGCATTGGGTCTAATATTTCAGACGCGCTCGAAAACGATCCTGTAGACGTTGTAAGAGTTAACCCCACCGACTCAACAGTCACCCTCAGCGAGACTGTTCCTTTCGGTCAAAAAGTGTTTGCTACTTTCTACTACAACAACATCCAAGATGAGTTTGAGATTGCAGGCGGTGGCTATGAGGTCACAGTGGCTTCTATCGGTGGGTCAAACGTCGGTACATACAGCCTCTCGCGCTCAGGATTGCCTCTCTACGGCGTTTCTTTCGAGGGTAAGGGTTCTGACCTCTCTCTCATCAGTCTTAACTTCCCTTCAGGTAGTGAGACGCTCTCTGATGCGACTCTCGGTTCAGGTAGGGCAGTTGAAGAAACCGTTTCTGTTCAGATCGGAAGTTTCGATCCGACTCCCTCTATCTTCGTCGCTCCGAACCCAGCGCCTTTCGCGTTCATTTCGGGCAACTCAGACGAATTTAAGATTACAGTAGATAGCAACGGTGAGAACACAATCAACCTCAGCTCGCCTTCCACTCAAGGGTCAAGTCTCTTCACTTATCATGTGGGCAACCCTCTCCCATATGTACCTGAGACTGACAACGCTGACTTGGGTAATGACGCGATCAGCGGTGACATCTTCTTAAAGATCGACAACGTGGACGTTTCTGTGAACCTCCTCGCTGTTGCTAACGCCACTGCAACGGACTTCGCTTTAGCGATCAACACTGCGTTCAACGCTGTTGGCGCTAAATACTACTCAATGGTCACAATGGGCGCGGTTGATCTCTCATCAGGTAGGCACAACGTCCTTAGAGTTAACTATGTAGGTGATGCTAACGGTGCGACTCAGCATGACCTCACTCTCACAGCTCAGGCTTACGACAACGCAAGTGATGTGGCGACAGAGATAGAGACTCAGATTGACGATCTTGCTAACTTCAATGGGGCGGTTGACCTCAACGTATCTGTAGAAGATGGTTTCCTCGTCTTTACTCTTGACGGTCTTGAGGCGGGAGATACGAGCGGTTACATCGAGTTCCTTTCTACAGGAGACGACACCGACTTTGCTCTGATCTCAGGTATCGACACAGACACGGGCGTTGGCGGTGCTCAGACTAAGTTCGGTATTCTCCCTGTAGCGAGCTTCGTTTCTACCGACCTTTCTGCTGACTCTAACGCGCTCAAGGATAGGCTCGTCCTCAGAAACAGAACTCGTGTCGGTGCAAACTATACTGCACCTGTTCAGCTTGGTCTTGAGGTAACAGGCGGATCACTGTTGGCGGAGTCAGGTCTTGAGCTTGAAGAAGTTCTTTCTGCGCGTAGTTCAGTGGTCGAGAGTCCTTCTCTCCTCTTAAGAGTAGGTAGGAATGCTCAGTCTGCTGTGAACGGTAGTCCTGAGATTACTTTCTATGACGGAACGAATGCTCTGTTCGCTCAGAATAATACGCTTAACCTCGATATATCAGGTGAGACTGTCTCTGTTACTTTCTCAGCATCAGGCGCGGGTACTGACACAGACTTGTTCAAGGACGGCTTGACGGATGCTGGTACCGCATGGGCTCAGATTAACACTGCGCTCGGCGCTCTCGGCTCTGTCGTCATTGAAGGTGATCGACTCAGGATTGTCGCTACAGGCAACACTGAGGATGACTACATCAGAGTCTTAGAGGGTACTGCTAATGATCTTCTCGGCTTGTTTGGGGATCAGACTGAAGTGGCGACTCTCGTTTCAGCAACCGCTCTTTCTTCTGCGGTCATGCAACACAGCTCAGCGAGCGTAGGCGCGGTGATGACGAGTGTTCTTCCCGTAGGCGGCTTCGGATCTCAGGGTATTTCTTACATCGAGAAGAACGCTATCGGTGAGAGCTTCGTTGCTTTCGAGTCTCTTACTACAGGCATCTCTTCAATCCTTTCTTTCGGCAGTGCTACAGCTTTTCTCAGGCACACCACGAGATTGGGTGTTGTTTCAGGTGACGGCGAAGTAGGTGAGAACGCTTATCAGGGCTTCTTCGTAACCTCTACAAACGCATCAGGATCGGGGTCTGCGAACACCTCAGTTCTTAATGACGGAACAGGTGCAGACGGCGTGATCGGTCAGACTTACGTTGACGCAGTGACAGGCTTCTCTTTCACGCTTCTCCCTAGAGTGGGCGCTCAGCCTTATCCTACAGGCGTCAACTCAACTCTGAGCTTCAAGGTTTCTCGTGCAATCAGGGCGAACGCTAACATCCCTGTGAGCGCGATTACAGGCGTGAGCCTCATCGTGTCAAACACGGTGGGTACAGAGGTTGGAGACACAGCGATCATCGAGACATATCTTAAGGATGGTAAAGAGCCTTCTATCGGCACTCCGTACTTCATGGATGTGACTCGCAGAAAGACTGTTTACAACACAGGCATCTTCAATCGTCTTTCTGACGTGGTTTCTGCTTACGGGCCTGTTGCTGTAGACAACCCACTTTCTCTCGGTGCGTACATTGCTTTCTTAAACGGAGCGCAGACCATCGCTCTCAAGCAGATCCCTCTTGAAGAGGGTCAAGCTGAGCCTTCTGTCGCTCAGATGAGTCAGGCGCTCATCGAGGTTGAGGGAGAGATCGCTGTAGGTGTTTCTCCATCTGTGATCGTGCCTCTCATTCCAGCTTCTTCTGAGCTTCTTTCTGACATCTCAGTTCACTGTGATGTTCAGTCTAGCTTGAGATTCCGCTCTGAGCGCACAGCGATCTTGGGTGTTCCCGCAGGGACTTCACCTGAGCAAGCATCTACTCTCGCGAGGAACGTCAGAAATAGTCGAGTTCGCTTGATCTATCCTGACATCGTGAGCCTCACTCTCACGGACACCAACGGCGTGTCTCAGAATGTGATTGTAGATGGTCGTTACCTCGCAGTTGCGTTGGCTTTCGTAACTACCTCAGCGAACATCGACGTAGCTACGCCTTGGACGAACCGCACAGTGGTTGGCTTCAATGGGCTCTTAAGAAATCTTGATGCGGTTGACGCCAATAAGGCTGCTTCATCAGGTGTGACGATTCTTCAGCAACAGGGCGCAGTCTTGAACGTGCGTCAGGGTCTTACCACTGACGGAACTTCTATTCTTTCTAAGACTCCTACGGTAGTTCAGATCGCAGATGAGGTTCACCTCCGCGCTCGTAACCTTCTTAATGGTTACATTGGCGAGAAGTACCTCCCTAGCGTTGTTGGTCAAGTGGAGGGTCGCGTGAACATGATGTTTAAGGATCTCGTGAAAGAGCAGATCATTGACTCTTACACAGGTCTTTCTGTTGACCGCGATCCTGAAGACCCAACTGGGTTGCTTGTAGAGGTTTACTACAAGCCGATCTTCCCTCTCCTCTACATTCAGTTTACGTTCAACGTCCGTAGCTCAATCTAAGAGAGGTCTGACTTCCAATATGATTGGAGGTCAAACTCTGAGCGCGTCACAGGGAGGTAGTGGAAGCCCACGTCTACCACTTCACCTTCAGTGACGCGCTCTCCGTTTACGCCCACTTTCTGATTGAAGATGGCTTTCTCTCCGCCCACAGCGAAGGTAGCGATCTCCTCAATCTTGTCTGACCAAGCCATTAAGAAACTAGCGCCCTCAAACGGGTTTCCCATGAAATCTGTCCTAAGTCCATAGGCGAACACAGGGATACTCAGATTGTCCGTGATTCGAGTGACTTGCATTACCTGTTCTCTCGTTAAGAACTGAGACTCATCAATGAAGATCACGTCATATGTGGTAGATTGTTTCAGTTGCTTCCTGAAGACGATCTCAAGAGGGTCGCAATTCTTAGAAAGAGGTACTGCTTCGTGCTTGAACCCGATTCGGGATGCAACCTGACCAACTCCATCTCTGCTCTCTGTTATGTCAGGTGCGAGGATAAGGAACTTCATTCCTCTTTCTGAACAGGAATGGGCTCTCATAAGTAGGTTAGCAGACTTCCCAGCGTTGACGGTGGAGTAGATAAAAGTCAGCATGGGCTCATTTCACTTTCCATGTAGGGTTGGAGGATCTTTCTGATCTCACTGATATACTTGTTTACCTTACGAGAGTCGATGCTTCTTCGCCTAGATATGT